GGTGGCTGACAAATTACTGGCTGTTGTAGCTGTGCTGGCAGCGGAGGATGCCGTAGTAGCGTTTGTTGTCGCAATTGTCGCTTGAGCGGCAGCTGTCCCAGCACTTCCCTGCGCAGCTGTAGCACTGCCGGTGGCCTCAGTTGCTTTGTTGGAACTATTTGTTGCAAAATTCGAGCTTAATACAGCTTGTGTAGTGGCTGTGGACGCAGAAGCCGTCGCTTCGGCGGCTTTAGTCGTGGAAATGCCGGCCTGTGTAGTTGCCGTTCCCGCGCTTCCCGCCGCCGCTGTTGCACTGCCTGCTGCCGCATCCCTATAGGTGGCCGATAAGTTAGATGCAGCCACTGCCGTAGCCTTTGCTGCATCAGTAGTTGCGACATTAGCCTGTGTTACCTGTGCTGCTGTCTGTGCGGTGGCATTGGCAGATATGGCACCAAGCTTACTGACTTCTGCGGCTGTCGCGGATGCGCCGGATGCACCGCTTGCGCTTTGTGCAGTGCTCGCCGACTGCGCCGATGCAGATGCCGAATTGGCGGCGTCCGCTGCTTTGCTCTGCGCAGTATTGGCACTGATCGTGGCGCTACTAGCCAATTGCTGAACGGCTGTTTGAACCGCGATAACCAAGCTGGCATCCAAAGCCGTCGCGGTGGCGTTCGCCAATGAGGCGGTAGCTGAAACTTCGGCATTCAATTCCGACTGGCGTGCTGCTTGTGCGCTGGTGCCTGATTCGGTTGAAGACACCCCCGAAAACGTCGCGGTCAGGCCAGACGCCTGTGCGCTGGTACGCGCATCATTTGCCTGCAATCGTGCCAGATTGTATTGGGCCTGCGATGCTGCCGCTGATAACTCGGACTCTGTTGCCTTCTGTGTGACGATAGCCACTTGCGCACTGGCTGACAAGGCGCTTCCAGCCGACGATTGCGCATGCTGGAGGCTGTCATTAGCTGCGGCGATTGCTGCGGCCTTCGCTGTGCCCACTTGATTGAATGCTGCATCTATCTGGCCTTGAATCGTGTCGATGTGCGCCACAGCAGCATCCACCGCAGCATTGGCTAAAGTGATTGCCTCCGACTGAATATCAATGTCTGATGCAATCCCATTGATTGCGCTTTGGGCAGATTGCACCTGCTGCAATATGTTTCCAGCGGTCTGTGCTTGACCTTGAACCGACGCGAGGGCCGCCAGCACGTCTTGCCGGATGATCGCGGCTGCGTCGGCATGTTCTGCCGCATCACCAGCCGACGATACTTGCCGGGCAAGTTCGTTTAGACGCCGCGCGTGAGCAACAGGATGCTCGTTGGGTTTGAACAGTGCAATGGTCATCAAGCACTGGTTGCCCATCGCACCATAAGGACAAAAATGGCCGCGACGACTATCACACCGAATACAAACGCGAATGGATGCCTCAACACTGTAACGATAGGGCGATTGTGTTTCATGGCGTTTCGCGAGCGTCCCGATTACGCGGTGGCTTTGGCTTGCCGCGCAGTTTCTTTTCAATCACCTTGTCAACACCCAATCGATCTGCTGCATCGATTGCATCGATTGCAGCTTTTGGCAGGACGCGTTCGCCCACACTTTCCACCACTTCGCGAACTGGGTTGCCTTTGCGCGCGAATTTCAAAATCAGATTACCAAACCAGCCCATATTCATTCTCCATTTTCGGTTGAGGGTTGTTGAATTTCGGTGTCTTTTGATGCGCGAATAGCCTCACCCACCCGCGAAATAACCAATTGAAGAACAGCCATTGTGCCTGTCAGATACCCGCCAACGCCATCCGGCTGGAGGTACACAAGCCACGCCGATAGCAACAGGACTAGGACCGCGATGACGGTCAACAGACGCAATGCCATTTTGATGATATCGGGCGACGCGGTCACGGATTTATACCATTGGTGTAAACTGGTCCGTGCGATCCAAGGCGCATTGTCATGACTTTTTGGCGCATGCGGGGACCATACGACACGTGCACCCAGCCCGATCCTGCAACGCCGGGCCGATACGCTTCAAGAATTAACTGATCAAATTTCAGGTTGTCGCGTATCCAAATCGCGAGTTGCGCATTGGTGACCCCTTCGATTTCAATGTCAGCCGCCTCTCCCAGCCTATGCTGCGACGTTTCTTTGCTGCCAACAGCAGCGTTGGTGCGGCGGGAACGATAGCCGCTGCTTACACGCACAGGCTTGCCGAATGCGCAGCGCACAGGTTCCAATATTTTTTCGCATAAAGTTTGCAAGGACAATATTTGCTTGGGTCCAGGAATATTTGGATCACCAATGCTACGCGCTGTTGCACTTGCAGTCATTTCGGCCAGTGTGAAATTCGGTGACAGCTTCATTGTGCTTCCCCTTGGAAAGGCAGGTTCGGTGTGCACCAGTCACGCCGCGTACCGCCGTTGTAAATTACAGCCAATTTGGCGCGCAGCAGCTCGTCACCAATATTGATAGATTTGCCGTCGACCCGCACAATGATCTGCGCCAGATATCGTCCGCCATATTTATCGACCCGCACACCGCGCAGTGTGCCTTGCATTCCGCCGCGCTCGATCAAATCTCGCGTAAACTCGGCTGCCCTTGCAGCCCCTTCGCGCTCGGCTGCGCATGGCCCGTCTTTTTCAGGTGTATCAATTCCACCGCTTGACGAGATTAGCCTGATCGATACGGGCAAATCGAACACTGTATGACTGAGCAGCAGCACGGTATCGCCATCTTTGACCCGCGCAAACGCCGCCTTCCAGTCTTTGGCGATGCATGGCGCGGGCAATGCAAACAGCAGCGCCAGAGCGATTAGTGCTCTATACATCTTCTTTGCCTTCAATTACGCGTTTGGCCCGCCGCTCAATAATTTCAAGCGCCGAAAAACCCAAGAAATTAAGTATTGACGTCAGGAATGCGACCCCCACGGGACGCATCGCGCCTATTTCAGCAATCCACGAAGCTGTAATTGCGAAGAACAGGACCGAGCAGACACGCGCAGCCCACCAGCTTGCGCTGGGAATTACACCGTTATGCAGCGACTTGCTTAATGCAGCCATCAAACCAGCAATGGTGCCAGCCATAATGGCCATAGATTTGATATTTTCGGAAACAAAATCCGCTATATATTCGTACCACATTACAATTTTGCGCCCCTTTTTCATTTTTTCAACACTACCGCACGCAGTGAAACATTGTGAAAATAGGGGCGACCATCCGAGGGGAGGCACATGTATTGCAGACGGTATGTCAATGCTGCGCTTGGTAAAACGTCATCATCAAAAAAGGCAAAGGGGTATTGCCGTCGATTGTTGCTGATTTGCACGTTGGTATAGGTTTGCCCAAGCGCAACGTTATCCGAGCGCACAATGCGCCAGCAGGTGTTGTCGTCGTCGCTGCCGTCACGTGCCAAGGTCATAAGCGCATCGATCAGAACACGCTGGCCGGTCGCACCCATTCCGGTGTTGAGCGTTATTTGCGCCACGGTCCCGGCAGCATCTGCCACATTGTACCACTCGTTGTAATTGAACACCGCCTGCCGATGCCCACCGAAATCAGCATAGAATTGCTTGCTGTCAGACAAAGCGTTGTCGGCCAGCTTTGTAGTGCCAACTGACAAATCTTCAATCGTCGCACTTTTAATCAACACTTTGTTATCGACGACACGGAACGGCTGATACTGCCCGTCGACGCTTTCAATGATAAAGCTGTCCGTGGTGAATTTGAAGATACCGCCTGATGCGCCGTTGATCGCTTCCCAGCCAATGACCCGGCCATTCACGTCAAGCTTTAGCGACGCTTTGGCCATGACTCCGTTCACTGATGTCTGCAACGCAGTGACAGATGCGACGCTGCTGTTAAGAGCTGTCGATACCGTGCTGATCTGTGTGGCGTTGGCGGCGTCAGCCGCCGCGCGAGTACTAGCCTCACTGGTGATATTTGCGTTGGCCTGACCCAGAGAAGCGTTTACTGCGGTGATCAGTGAAGAAAGCGCACTGTCGTTCGTTAGGCGGGTCGATGCCTCACTGATAATTGATGCATTAAGCGCGCCCACTGCCGTTTGCAGGCTGATGATATTTGCACCAGCAGCAGCGATGGCAAGCGATGCCGCCAAATCCAGTTCGGCCAATGTGGCGGCGCTTAAACGCGCCGGTGCGCTGAACGTCAGCCCGCCGTCTACAGACTGCTTCCAGAAACGATCTCCAGCGGCATAAGGCGAGTGCCAGCCGGACAATCCATCAATTGAGTATTGCAGCACCAAGCCGAGGGCGCTGGCACCAGGCGCGCCGCGCACTCTCTGCCACGAATAGTCTTCTGGCGATTGCCCAGGCTGCGCTACAGTCCTGTTTGGGGCAAACCCGACATAGCTACGCTGCCCAGCCGCCACCGTCGAAAAGTTTTGTGTTCCATCGGCGCTGTCGGCCCATGCTATCCATGTGAAATTGGGCAAGCCAAGCGACGCACCGATTGCAGACGGCGCAGGCAGTTGATCAAACGCGGCTCTAATTTTGCCAAACTCGCGGTTCATCCAGTCGGACGATGCGGGTGTGCCAATACCGATGCTGCGCGGATTGTACCATGGTGATGGGACGGTCACAACATTCCCTTTCGCCCGCCGCGCAGGCCATAAGAGATGCTGTAGGAGCGCAATATGTGCGGTGGCTCAATTCGCGTGCGCCGCGAAGCGATGATTAGCGACGCATTACGCCCAATGCCATCAAGGTATGTCCGAGCCTCACCTTCGGCAGGCTGCGACCAATAGAAACTGTCCCAGTTTATTGCATCCCACAGTCCGCCACCGCCCGTCACGATGAATTCGCGAGCGCCACCCGCCAGCATACTGAAATCAATCTGGCCATCGGCAGGGGTGCCGCCATCGGCATAGTCAAATTGCATGGACATGCTCAAATTGGTCTGCGGACTGGCGTTGAGCTCTATCGTGGCCGCCTGAAAGCGCTTAATGACGCCTGGCATGTCCAGATGTGTAAACGCCATCATGCAAAAAGCATTGATACGCTCGCCATCGTGGCTGCAACCGATGTCGAGCCGATATAGATAGCCATCCTCGCCGCCTGCGATAATTGCTTCGGTACCGTCAGACAGTTCGCAAGAGAACACGAAGGTCGCACGCAGGTCGCCTAGTTCAAACGGCATGATTTCAGCATCCCGCCCCCGCATGAACAAGTTGATCCCGCTGCCATCGCTCCAGAGCAGGCGATATTGCGACTTGCTGCGCACCATAACCGAACCGACCGGCACTGTGCCCTGATTGCGCTTGGCCCGTATGAGCGGCTCAACCAGTTCGGACATGACGCCAGTACGGAAATTGCCATAGTCTTGCGATGCCGACAGAGAACGCAGTCCACGACGATCAAAATACACGGTCTGCCCCAAAAAGCGCTGTGCCGTGTCGTTTTTGGCACCGGCGTCCAATTCCGTCAGCGTTTCGAGTTGAAACGTATCAACGTCGCTTCCACTTAATATCGAAATGCGCTGATCCCCAAAGATCGCCAGCGCCGTGTTTGTGGCAGATACTAGATCAGTGATTTCAGTGCCCAGCGCAAATTCAGCGGCACCTGTCTCGCCGCTCCATATCAACGGCTGGCCTGGGTTCGACACCTGTAGTGAACCACCTGCGAACGCCAAACACAGATGTCCGGCATGTTCTGCTACGTGTGTCGGCGCATCAACCGTTGTTCCTGTCTCAATTGGTGCGATGACCTGCCCGTCGAACTCGAACGCCCGGCCCACACCGTTCACAGCATATACGCGCAGCGCACCTGGCTTTCCGTAGAAATTGTGCCGGATGAATCGATAACGTCCCGTTGCGGGCAGAGACACCAGTGTTGAACCACTCGCCGCGCTGGCAATCGTCGTGGTTCCGACCATCAGCGTCTCAGCCTGAAATTGCAGTACCTGCCCGGTAACGACCAGATAACCCGCTGCCGTACTACCCCAGTCGCCGGATTGGCGAACAACACGCGCGATAGTTGCGGTGGCGTTGCCAACAACACCGCGAATAACGTCACCCTCTTCCGGCTCGACTATTCCGGCCGAAAACGGCAGACGGCGCGTCTCCTGTACCGCCACCCAGCCGTTGAGAGTGGCACGCCACAGCGCGGCACTTGCAGCGCCTGCGACCTTCCGGATTGCAAAGATTGTACCGTCCAGATCAAACCCACCGAGAACCGGGCCATCGCCGGGCACTTTCGTGATGAGGCTGCGGCGAATTTCCTGCGCCTCGATAGCCAGTGCGGTGTTGCGTGCGTCTGCAAATGGATTGATCTTTGCAGATGTGCTGGCGGCGATTGCAATAATTACTCCGGCGCGACTGATTGTATCGCCAATCAAAAATTGTCCAACGACATTGATTAGCGCCACCGAACCGGACGCGGTCCCAGCACCCCATGTACCAGCATCAGGCACGCTGTTGACAAGTACGACGGCTGTCGCGCCAGACAGCGAACCTATGATAATATCACCCGCAGACAAACCGCCCTGCCCCGCCGTGTATTCTAGCAGGTCAACTGTTGCCTGTGACGGTGCCGCGCGCCCGTCGTAGCGTTCATAGCCATCGCAGCAGGCATATCCTTCGACGACCGGCTCATAATTCATGGATGCGCGCACCCGGCCAGCCGACATGCCAAGGGCTGGGCTGACCTGATCAAGGCCGCCTGCCATGGCAAAGAAGCGCTGGCGATCAGCCATTACGACCAAACCCCAGTATGCGCTCTTACAAGCGACGCGAACATGTCAGCATAGTTGGAACGCGATGTAGCAACCTGCACCGGACCTTCATCATGCTGTGCCAGTAGCAGAACAGCCTTCCACACAATGATGCTCTCGAACCCACTAGGGATTTCAACCAGATCGGCGCTATCGACCAGCTGCTGTGGTGCCATGCGGTACTGACCGCGCACATAATAGGTGGCATCAGGCGTATTTCCAAAACAGATGTGCTGCTGCGGCGATATGGCATAGACCACCGGACGGCTGGCGACTGGCTGACCACGGTCATAAGAATCGCGCCATTGGGGGAATCTGATCTTGCACAATTCGCTTTCCTGCGCTTTGCCACCCGCCGCTGCGCTGTAGATGGTCAATCCGCCATGATTGACATCAAGCCATGCACCAAAGCGCTCAATGTCCAAATCCTCAACCGGGTCGTAGCGGTCGACGCCTTGCACAATCAAGGTTTCGAAATCCGAGCGCAAGAACGACCAGTCGGGCCGGGCTTGCTGGATCATCACCCATGCATTTGCAGTCCATTCGACAATCTTGCGTTGACGCGGTGTTGGCGGGTCCGACACATCAATCAGACCCGCACCCGTGCCAACAGTGCCGCTTTCGCGCTCCACGTCGTTGCAAAGTTGCAGAAAGGTTCGCATCGTCGCGGCGGCTTCCTCGTCCAGCCGTTATGCAGGACTGAACTGGCTGGAGGTCTGGGCTTCCCATTCTTTGACAAGGGCAGCATCAGGTGGCGTAATCACGCTATACGAGTAGGCAGAGCGTTCGCGCGTGCGGGTCACAACTTGAAGCGGGTTTGGGCCTGGTTCCTGTGTTACGATTACCTGGCGGGCGTCTTTTAACACGTTAAGCAAGTAATAGGGTATCTCGACCTCAACATCGAAGTTAATCTGGTAACCACGGCCATTGTGGCCAAGAAACGCGCAATGTTCGGCGTTTTCACCTGCTGGCTTCTGAATTTCGATAACGCATGTCGGCACGGCACCGCGTACACCCATTTTGACAGGAGCGGCCTTCGGAGCGTCATCAGTCACACCGTCATTAACATCAATGCTCGCAATTTCTGGAGAGGCCATCATCAGCATATTGATGATATCGCTCTTCTTGCTGCCCAGCTTAACCTCAAGCCCAATGCTTTCGGCATATTCTCGCAACTGACTGGCGTCTGCATCGTTTAGGGGAATAGTGGTCATGCCCATTGGTGTTCTCCGTGTTGTTAGGGGTAAATCAGGTTTTTGGGGGAAAGGGGTCGCCGTGCGATGGAGACCCCTATGGTATTAGCCGTCGCTTGTTGTGGTGGAGGTGACGTCGCCCGGTTTCGAAGCATCAGCCTCGCTCGTTACGTCGTCACCCCCGGGCGTGGCATTTACTGTGCCAACGCCATCCCCTTCTCCGTCATCGCTGGCCCCCTTTGCCGCGAGAGATGAAGAGGAATCTGTTGATGCATCGACCGGATTTTTGGTCGAACGCGGCTTGTCCACAATCGTATAGGGAAACACGTCGCGATCAATGATTGCAAGTTGATCGTCTGTCACGCGCACAGGCTTGTTGCGGGCAAACGAAAAGTTTTTAAGGTTGATTGATCCGGTGATGGGGCTGTCGGCGGTCGCGCCTGCAAAAATCACAGTCTTTTCGGAAGTTTCAGGTGATGTTGTTACAGAGTCTTTGATGCTTGTTGTCTTGGCCATGGTAGCGTTCCTTTCGTGGCAACATTCGACAGGGCAGGGCGCAGTTTCCCGCTCCCCACCCTGATCGTCAGGATTATTACAGCTTAGTTGCCGCTACTTCCATGCGAATGAGCCATGCCTGATTGAGGATCAGTGCTGCAAAGTAGGCCTTCCAACCCACAAAGCCGCGTTGAGCGATCGGGTCTGCCTTGTCAGACTGATCGGGGTTGTGAACGTACACGCGGGCCGCTTCCGAACCTTTAAGTGGCGTTGTGCCAAAGGCTTCCTTACCAAAGATGATGATCGGATAGACATCGGCATTTGCGCCACCAGTGGAATCCACTAAGCCGCCTGCTGCGCCACCTGCGTTGATGAACGGAGCGAGGTCTTCGCTCAGCACATAACGCACATCGTCAACGGACCCCAGCTCTTCATCGCACAAAGGCTTGCGGTTGCCATACTCACTGACGTGCACGAACCCCGGCATATCTCTGATATCGGGGCCAAGATCGGTATGGCACACAGCCACATAGGCTGCCTCCACCGGTTCAGTGCCAATATTGGGCGATGCGCTCAAGATTTCGGTGATCTTGCGAGCTTTCATCCGCGCCAAAAACTTGGTCGCCGCACGCTGTTTGGCCAGTGTCACCTTGGTGTTGACCGCCGCGCGGTTCGCACCGTTGGCATAGATCACGTTGGTGCCGCCGCGCACAACTCCGTACGTTACCTGTTCGATGACCGCTGCTGCGTTTTCACCCGACAGCTTCACCATATGCTGCAGCACTGGGTCTTCCGACAGATCCTGCACCACATCGGTGAGCCCAGCCAGGTCGCCATACTGCGCCAGTGATACTTGAACGTCTTCATAGGTGATGCCGTGTGGGTTAGGCGTTACGCCTTCAACGATGGGCACGGTCGACACCGCAAACGGTACTGGCCGACGCATCTTGATGGTCTGCGCCTTGTTTTTCGGGATTTTGTGTGTTTGCCCGAACTTGTTGAGAATAATGCGCGGATGCACATAGTCGAGATAATCCATCATTGCATGGACGGCGGTACGCTGGCTGATGTCGCCATAAGATGAAATAGGCATTTTATTCTCCTTTTGAGTCGAAGGCCTACCTGCCTACGACCAAGATTTAGCGTTTACGTCGTGCCTCGCGTTGCTTTGCCAACTGGTCGAACGCTGTATCAAAATCATCGGATATTCCGGTCGCGGACGGCGAGAACCCCGGTGTTCGTACAGATCGTGCCCCCTCCATCTGGCGCGCGCGGCGTGGATCGGTTTTTGGCGTCGAAGCGGTGTCCTGGGTGCTTTCGCCAAGCGTTTGCTTGAAGCGGTTCAGCACGTCGGCTGCCTCTTCGGCATCGACGATATTCTCGGCGTTGCGGCCATATGCCTCGCGAATGTGGCGCGGTTGGGTGGCTACCCAGTCGGCCAGTTCGGCGCGGCCTGCCAATTCGGTATAGTCGGGCACCAGCTGCCGGAATGTATCAAACTGTACTTGAAGGTCTTGGCCTTCCTGCACCTGCTCAATCGTTAGCGTCTGTTCCCGCACACGGTTCAGTTCGTCGGCTTGGGCTTGCATGACAGGAAGGAAGACATCGGCAATTTCAGGATAGTCATCCTTAAACTGCGTCATCTGTTCCCCGTTCAACAGCGCTTTTACTTGGTTAGCGCTGGCCTTCCGGTCGCCGTCACTTGCGCCACGTTGAATCGAGTGCAATTGCCGGTCCTGAACCGATACCTGCTTGGACAGTCTTGCGACCTTGAATGCGTTCTGTTCCGCGTCACGGCGCTGGGCCTCATAGGCTTCGCGCAAATGAGCGGGCGCACCCGCCCAGATATCATCTGCTTGATTTGTGTCCGACGGGGCAGATTCATGCTGTGCCGACTGGATATCGCCAACAGCAGCGCTGTCGGGGGCGTTCACATCTGCCATATCCGTGCCTGGGTTTGATGGCGCTGGCGGCTCCGGGGTTTGCCCGTCTCGGCCATCGCGATCATTCGCAAGCTGATCGAATGCAGCGTCGAAGTCTTCGCTATCTTCCAAAGAAGATGGTGCAGTAGATGACAAATCTTTACTCATTGGTCAATAGCCTTTCATCAGATGAATAATGGTCTGGGGGATGCCGCTGGCATAAATCCGGAAATATGTTCACCATGCTGCGGTGATTGTTCAGTGGGCGCTACTGAGGTGCCCATGCGCAAGATGCGCCGCGCGGCCTGGATTCGCCCACGGTGCGTGATATCCATGCTGACATCGCCGCCGCGCTCAAGCGCCTCGAGCGACGTAGATATGATGGCCTCGCATTCAGCAACAACGGCGTTCCATTCAATGTTGCTCATAGTGTGCCGCCCCCGCCACCAGGTGCTTGCTGGCCAAGGGCTGCCGCCTGCTCGCGTGCCTCGGACTGAATGGCGGCTTCTGCGGCAAAGATTCGCTCTTTGCTGTCCATCTCTGTTTTGTGCATCGCCAGCTTGGCTTGCAGTGCCTCCAGTGTCATGTTGTTCTGCTGTGCCAATTGAATCAACTCTGTTTCGCGACGCAGCATCGCAATTTCCTTGGCGGTTTCATCAGATTTTTGGCGGCTCTCGGCTTGGATCGTCGCGGCCTGCACTGTTGCCTGCGCGCGCATGACGTCGGGCGACATCTGTTCGCTGGCGGATGCTGCCAAATTTTTAAGGTTCTCCTCGAACTCGTCTTCGCTCACCATTATAGACGTCGGCCCCATGCTCATTGACTGCACAGCTGCACGGGCAGCAGCATAACCACCGCTTTTCAGAGCGTGCGATAACACCGGGTGCACAGACCAGTCGCGCGCGATCATCAATAGGTTCTGGGCCTGCATTTCGCGGACCAGCAGTACGCTTGTCCCGACGGCTTTGATCTGCATGTCGCCCTTAATTTCTTCCTTCGGGTTAAATTGCATGTTCCAGTCGTAGAAACGTCGAACAACGGGCGTTGTCATATCGTCGTCCCAGCATTTGACTGCACGACGGAAAATGACATTGGCGCTGTTGAACAACATCGACATTCCGCTTGCTGTCTGCGTGATATGCGACCCTTGTTCGCCCTGCGATATGAGCGGCAGGCTGGTTTCTTCATCAATGAACTTAAGCGCCATCTCCACGATTCCAGCCAGCGCACCCTGATTGTTGACGATGTTAAACACTTGGAAAGGAGGCGATTCGTGTGGCATGCTCTCGCCAACCACATCCCACAATTTGCCCGGGCGTATTTCGTTATCTCCATCTGCACCGACAATTCGGCGGCGGTCGCGAACAACCTGCGGCAATGCAGACATGGCTCCGTTGTCAATCATCATTCGCCATGCACCGTTTAGTACGCGCAAACTGTCGAGCATTAAGCCAGGCACACCGGATGCATCCATGATTGATGCCTCGCCAGGCGCAAATGCGAACGTGCTGTAAAGTGTCTCTCCGCTGTCCATGACGTACTGGTCGGCAAGTTTGAGCAGTCGGCCTTGGCAAAAGTGCATGGTGACCATGTTTTCGGCCATCGGGTCTTCATCGCGCAGCATCTCGGCGGCGCGCTCGCTTTCGCCGGCCGCTTCTAAGAGGGTGGCAATCTCCACGGTCTCCAGTGGGCCGTTATACTCCCACATCAAATACCGTCCGCTTATCTCGGCGTCATAGTCGTTTGACACTGCGCGCAGGCTGGTCAGAAACTCGGTTTCGCCTAGTCCTGCTGTCGGTCCTTCTTTGAGCAATTCTGCAATCGAATCGGTGTCGAAGTTCAGTGTGCGGGCCAGACGCCGTAACGTCTGCTTTCCGGGAAAATAGCGCTCAAAGGTAAACTCTGCATCTTCCATTGATGTGGCGCTATCGTCCGGAAAGAAGTTCCACGGGTCAATCGAGCGCACCTCTGGTCGCTGATCGGGCGAGTGTTGCAATTGGTGCGCACCACCGACATTGGCCCATCTGCGCGCGGGCCGGTTGGCCACCAGCGGCCCCTTGAGCACGCCGATACCCAATCTGACGCCATTGCGGATTGCATCGCGTGCCCGTTTTGGATAGTCGCACTCAATGAACTGGTCTTCGATTTCCTTTTGCATCAACTCCGCACGCTTGCGGACCTCATCAACCTCATCTTGCAGCTGCTGCGCCTGCGTGCGGGCCTCAACCAACTGCGCACCACTCATGGCCGCCTCTGCAATATGCGCGTCGGGCGATTGCCCCGCCTGTGCCGCTGCATTGGCGGCTTGAGTGGCATCCATCGCTTGCTGCTCCGCCGCCAGTGCCTGCGCCAACGCCTGCTTTGACCCATCGGTCAGCAGAGGCACTGGCGTTTCCTCAATACCCCAGTTCTTTTCATCAGACGGGAACAACAGATCAAACATCCGGGCTTCCCATGCGTCTGATTTAGCCCGTGCCAGCTTCACATAGGCCCGCGCACGCGGCTTCCCCGCTCGTTCTGCTGCCATCAACTCACGCTCTACGACGTCGTCATACCTACCGTGGTAGGCACGCAAAGCGGACAGCCACACTAATTCAATTGGCCGACGGCGGCGAACATGGTCGTTGGCTATGGTTTCCAGCCTAGCAATGATCGACGTCGCAGCTTCGCGCACTCGTGCCCGGCGTACGCCTTCCTGCTGCTCTTGCTCGCGGGCATCATAAGCCTGCGCAAATTCATCAGCGAAAACAGTGTCAGCCATTGGTTAATATCCTATTCTGGCGTCGCCGCGAAATATCTGCGGTACCTGCTTTTGAAATGGGCGGGTGATTGCTATGCGGCGACCGGTCATTCGCCAATACCGAGTGGCATCCATGCAGTGATCGTCCTTTTTGACGATCTTGCCGTTTTCATCACGGCGGTACAGTCGATGCTCGCGCAGCCAATTTGTCATGTTCGAGAACACTTTGAGGCGGCCAATGCTCAAATCTTCCCAGACCGCAAACAACCCAGCCTCCACTGCATTGTCGGCAGGCGTAAGTTTCAGATCAAGGCTGCGGTATATCGACAGCAAGTTCTCGCCGTCCTTCTGTGCACGTCCACGCGCAGCCGGGTCTATGGCACCTGGTATCCAGTCGCCGCGAAGTTTAATACCCGCTGCGTGCACTAATGGCTGGGCTTCACGGCGGTAGTGCTCCGAGTACAGATAGCCAATGTCGGTATCCGGATCGATTGCACCAAAGATCGCCGTGGTGACATTCCATCCGACATCAAAGCCATATGACCGTTTCCAGTGTTCCGGAATGCTGAATGGCGCGACGGTGAAGTTTGCTGGCTCTATCGGATATATTGCTCCGGCCCCAAGCGACGGAGTACCATCTTTGCGGCTGGCGCGCAGATGTGGCGGGGTCGATGCAAGGATTTCTTCTTTGGTTGTGGCGTGCAAATGTGGAACATCATCCATGCCGCACATGACGACCGCGCGTGAAGACCTCAAAAATGTTGCTGTTTCAGACAAAAACCCTGCACCCCCGTGGCCAATAAACTATCCCATATCGATAGTTTATAGATTATGCTAGATCAGAAAATTGCAGACCCACCAGCATCTGACAGAAAATCGTCGACCAGCTTGGTGATGCCCATCAACGGAGTGAAGGTCAGGATAAGAATTCCGCGTGTGGTGGCTGTCCGGACGAGGCATTCGTTGTACACATCTTCTGGCACCTCTTCGTCAAGCCAGATCAATTCTTTGGCGGTCCCTTGAAACACCCGCCGCCCTTGATCGTAGGACTTGAACCCCAATGTCGACCATCCGCCGCTCTTGTGCTTGATCGGGACAGTATCAACCATGTTCTGCACACCAGTCTTCCAGATCGGTCGACCGATGTTTGCGCGAGGTATCAGGCCGGAGCCGTCTACGCCCTTCAGAGGGCCGTCATAGCAGATGTTGCCAAGCAACAGCTGTTGGAGAATGTCGCGCGTCGTCTCGTTCGTGTCGCCTGCCACCCATGCCCGGATCGGTTTGCGAAACTCGCGCCCTTCCCACCAATGCGCATAATCGCCAGTCAGGTGGCTTGTCGCTTCATATCCACCGGCCACTGTCTTGCCCGTGCGGTTGCCAGCCAAAAATAATCGTTCGCGGCGCCGCTTTCCCTCCGAGAAGAACCGCAGGTGCTTTTTATACAGTTCGCGCCGATACGGGCCATCGTCTGGAAACAGGTCGGCAAACTTGTTAAACATGGCCCGCTCTTCATCGACCAGTATTTCGGCAAGCAATGCTTCCACGTCGTCATTGCTCAGCGTGCCGATCAGCGCGGCCGGGTCCGGCATAGCCACGCCAAGCGCGCGGGACTTGGTTGCTATACGCTCAAGAATGCGGTCAACAGCCTGCACAACGTCACCGTCCGCCTTCCGGGTCAGTATTCTCAATTTTAGGCGCAGGCAGGCGCAATATAGCTTCGTTCAGGCGGTCCTCAAGTGCTAGCCGACGTTCATCTTCGCTCATTGCTGCAATCCCGTGTGTGATAGAACCAGAGAGAGATACCTGCTGGTTGACGACTGATTCATTGGTGAAGACCCCGCCAACCTCTTTGGCTGCCTGCTCGAGCATCTTGGCTGCCAATGCGTAATCGCCTTCGTCTTCTGCCTTGCCCGCCATCCGCCCGAGACTACGCAATCGTACAGCTTTATGCGCCACAGCATGCTTAGCGATATTGCTTAAATACTGATTGCGTGTCTCCCAAAACAACGTGCGCCACCGCTCGGACAGTTTGCCTGAACTATACGTGCAGTCCGCGTCATAAACGCGCACACGGTCGCCATATGTTCTGCTGCCGCGATCACCCATATCTAAATCGCTGCCGAACTCGTCGCGCACCATGTCACATACTTCACCGCGGGTGTGGTACATCGCCAGTTGCGTGACGATGAAGTGCTTCATTTTGTCGTCAAGTTCGGCGCGTTTTTTGGCTGCCTTAGGTCTGGGCACTGGGTGCGCAATTCTTACGGCACGATTGGCAGGATGCAGCGCTGCACATACCGCCTGCCTTGGGCGGTGGATACTGTGACGTCGATCTGCGATAATTGGGTGCCTCCAGACAGCCAAATAACAAGTGAGGTTCCGACGACGCCAAAGGCATCGACAATTACATCGCCATCAATGACGGTGACAGTCGGGTGCTTGCTTGGGTCAGGATGCGCACCCGTGATTAGCTGGTCGCCCACATCGCGGCGATCAACGCGCAAAGCCTTTGCGTAATTTAGCGGGTAATCCTTGCGCTCGCCTGCGCGCTTGGTTTTTAGGCGAACTGTTCTTAGCATATAGTCTCTCCGCTCGTATCAAACTGAAACCGACCGCTGCTCGTCCGAGATTGTGGCAGCAGCAGATGACGTGTCACCAATAAATATGCCGCGCAGATCATCGTTAAGCATCGACGCTGCAAACGAACCGTCTGTATGTATTTCGACGGCCCGTTCGCTCTCTGTCGCATCGGCAGTGCGGGACGCCGCATCAATAGACAGCAGCATCTGCGCAAATACTGCCGGAGCGCCCGGTGTCATAGCAGTGGAAACGGGTACCGCGTCCAGCGCATGTTGTTGTGTCAGGTGCGGGCGACCAACTGCTGGACTTTGGGGCACTATATCACGGCTGGTCAGTATATGGTGCTGACCAATCTGGGCAAGCACGGCAAATGGTGGCGATGATGCGACACCAGCAGGAGCACCCAGCGCCTGCACAAGACGAACGATAGCGAGGCCCGATGACGGCAATCCGATGGCGATGTTCTGCCCCACCAACGCAGTGGGTGTTATGATAGGTGACTGCCCAGCCATTGGCACGGGTGTTGCGATTCCGCTGGCTGACAGAACGGCTGGTGTGCGGATTGTTGCACCAGCGACGGCGGGTGCCGTCGTGCTGATTGGAGAACCTACCAGTATAGCGACGGTGGCAATCTGTCCCAGCCCAGCCGAACTGGCCGTCGTATCGGTCGCACTGCTGGCCAATATGTGAGATTGCGCGATTACCGCAGTGGCGGTGATATGCGCGGTTGTTGATGTGGCAGATGCAGCAACTGCATGGCGTTGGCCAACGGTGGCGGATTGCAGGCTTGGTACCAATCCCGAAACACCCTGCCCTCCCACAGCATGGCGCTGGCCAATGGTGCTTAACAACGCAACAGGCGTAGTGCTGGCAACCGAAGCCCCGGCAATGCCGTGCCGTTGGCCGAACGTCGCTGCGACCAATGCTGGTGCAACACTGCTCAAAGATTGGCCAGTGAAAGCGTTGCCTTGACCAATTGCCCCTGTTGCTAATGCTGGAACTATATTGCTGTTTGATGCGCCCGATACCGCATGGGCTTGAACAATACCCGCTGTCGCCGCGATGGATGCAGACGACGCAACCGATTGGCCAGCAATAAGATGGCTTTGGCCAACAAAAGAAACCGCCACCGCTGGCGATCCACTGGCTGTGCTTTGCCCAACCGTATTATGTCGCTGTCCAACTGAACCGGACAACACAGATGGCGCAGATGCGGTAACGGCCTGACCGACGACAACGGTTGCGGCACTGATCCACCCTTGTGCAACGATTGGTGCAGCAGACACAACAGATGAACCTGTCAGTGCAACAGGACCGGAAGGAGAAGACGCGGGTGCGTAAAGCGACGCAATCAGCTGATCAACCAGCGTATTAGATGTCAGCGTGCCGGTAACGTCAAGTTCGGGTGGCCATAATTGCCTGCGATCAGTACTCATCGTCAGACGTGCGCGATTTTCGCCTGCCCTCGAATAGTGCCTGTGGACGTTGTAATGCACGGCAACACGAAGAACAGGCAGCTATCGTTGGGGATTTCCGGCACGCCAAGCATCGCCCATGTGAATGATTTACCTTTGCTGCCAACGTCGTTCTCAAGCCCTGTACGTTGGCGAGTGGCCGTCACGCCGAAGTTACCCGCGATGCCAGTCGTTGCAGATAAGGTAACATTGGTGATTGCTCGAATGAACCGGCCAGGCACAGCCGTGATGATTGGCAGCATTCGGCCGGCGGCAGTGTTTGCAGGCACAAGCACCACGATATTGCCAATCGATCCGTCGTCATAAACCACGGCGACGGTTGCGTTTACGCCTGTGGCACCAGTTGCGATGTACCACTCCAGCCACCACATCACATCGCTGTAGTTGTCATCACCCCTCCGACTAGCTGGTAGCCCGTTGGTCGACAAATCTATATTTACCGCCTGTGCTGTTATCAGCGTGCCATTGAGTCCACCCATGTGCGCCAGACGGTCATGTATTTCGGTTGCTTGGCCCACCGAAGAAGCCACGTAATAGGCCCATGCCAGATAGCTGGTCATTGGCGCGACCTGATTGGCAAACCTCACCGCACCAGTGGTCGTACTGGTGCATATCGCGGCGGCGGCTGGGATCGCTCCCTGGCCAGGAACGCCTGTCGCACGCCACATTGAGCATAAACCGCCCGCCACCTGACTTGCTATCGACGCTTTGTCGATGACTGCGCGCGTGCTCCGGTTTGCCAGAGCATCGCCTATTTCATTCTGAAAATTGGCCTGTGAGAGCGCCACTATCAGCCGCCAAGATTGGCAAGACGCACAGGCAGCGACGCCATGGTCCATGGGTTACCGGCTGTGACGACTTGGCTGCTGGTCAATGAATTTGACACATCGAGGCGACTGGCTGCGGTCGATACAATCGCATAGTGTGTCGCGGTGCCGGTTGTGGTGATGACACCATCGGCAACGGCAGCTGTATCCAGCTTGCGACCGGATGGCGTGCCAGCTGCAATCGCGCTGGGAAACACTGCGCCTGCTCCAAAGTTTTTGACACCAAGCGCATAAGTCGACGATGCTTGTGTGAAAGTGGCAGGCTCTTGGCTACAAATGTAGATGTGTGATGCACCGGCCTTAAGCGATGCCAGTCCGTTATCGAGCACGTTGTCATTCAGATTGGCCATGTCTGCTTATTCCTTTACGAGTTTCGACGCGGCTTTGATTGCGTCCGCGATATTGTCGAACGAACCTACTTCGCGCCAGATTTTGTCGCCAAGGCTCTTATCACGGGTTGCCTCTTCGTCTTTGGTCAGGCCCACAAGGTTGAACAACCAGTACACAAACGGCTTGGCCTTTTGAAGATGGTCAAGGTATGTGAATGTTTTGCCCAGGTCGATGACGGCCCCCAGCGCATCGCGAGCAATCTTCATGCCGTCATTGGTCGTCTCGATGTCGGGCGCGTCGATTTCGGCTTGTGTAGCTGATCGGGGTGCGTGGTAATGTGGCGCTGTGACAAGATCGCTCAGGTTTTCGGCGGTGGCAATTGCGCTGATGAGCGCCGGACCTTGCTCGATGCGCACGCCTTGATTGGCCAGTTTCTGAAGCAATTCCACATGATCTGCAATACTCATCGTCATTCCCCCTGTATCCATTGGCGATAGGCATAATCGATTTTTTTTCTATCGGAAACAGATATTTTTAGATAGCCGGTTAGCAGCGTGCTGCCCAGCCGTTCCATTGCGGCTTGTAAATGGCGTAACCGCTGGCGATCATCTGGCAGGCGACATTGCCACGCCCGTTGAAAACTATGATTACGGGGCGGCGATATCGGTCTGTGTCAATCACACGGTAGCGGATCGGACCTATGGCCAGCAACTGCCGCAGCTTATTTCTGCTTGCGATGCCGTCCCCAGGTGCGCACGTTCGATTGCGCGGGCACTTGCCCAGTTCGGGGGCGTCGATACCTGCAATGCGCATGTTGTCACCGACGCCACGGCAGCGCAGATTGTCGCCATCGTGTGCGGTTGGCGCAGCGCACAGCAGCATGGCAGTGACAAGGTCAATCATTGGTGAGTATCCTCTATCAAGCTAAACACCACACATGATCGCGGCTCATCGTGCAGCACTTTAATCGTGCGAAACCGCGCATCGTCGCAACGCATGGCATCAGCCACCCCATCCCGGCCAGATTTGAAGCTGGCTTCGGCGTTGTCATCGTCACGTGCGCTGCGGTCCGGCGGGAAGAAATCCAGCCGCACTGCGATCTTGCCATCAGCACCTGCGTAGTCTGGCACAGATAATCCAGCTTCCAGCGCGAGCAGCCAGCACGTCCGGCGGTATTTCTTGCGCACTGGTGATGATACGAACCATTGCACTCGACTGTTAGGCGACAGGCAGGATGGCGGGTACGGCAAGACGACCTGGCCAACGTGCCGCAAATCGCCCAGCAGATCATCGACTGGCTGTGGTGGAGGGCGCTGGTGGCTCTTTTTGCGCCGCTTGGCTGCTGTGACTGTCATTTGCGGGACTGCCACTCTTCGGCATGTTTGGGGCACAAATCTTTGTCAGGTGCCGGACTGGTAGTGCACTTGGCACATAGTTCCGCATCACAAGTGCCGGAATGTTTGCTGGGCACCTTCCAGTCGCACAGAAGTGTTGACCGGTTGCCACATTGGCATTGCCTCCCTCGCCCGCGAGTACAGACAATCCCCCGCGCTCCATTTGGCAGGGTGAAGTGGCTACAGGGCACGGCTATCACCCCACAGTTGAATTATCTGCCTAATCTTAGCTTTCGTCGGCTCATCCATCTTTTGATAGCTACGATAAAAATGAGCGTCAGCTGCCTGTTCCTGAGAAGCTTCCCCCTGAAACAAGAATTCCATGGTAGTCCCCAGCTTATCAGCAATTTTCGCTAGCTTTTCGGCAGAGGGTCGCGAAGGGTTCTTGTTCTCCAGCTCCCAAATATAGCTCTTGCTCGATCCGCTTTGCTTCGCAAGCTGGTCAAGCGTTAAACCCTTTTCTTTGCGCAGACTGCGAATGCGGTCGCCGAGAGGATTCACAGGTGTCATTTTGCTGATGGTCATTGCTTTGCCTCCGTGGCCTGCCTCTGCCGCTCGGCCAGAACACGGGCAACAATTTCCCGGTTGCGATTTCGGACAGTGAACTTGGCAGATCGGCCTTGGATTGTTAAGACTTCGCCGCCATGACACGCGGCTGACATGTGTGCAGGTTCGGCCATTATGCTACTCCCATCCATTTCAGCACTTCGGCTTTGGATGATCCAGAGTATTGCGCAGCCTTTTCGGCTATTTCGCCATTGGAACGCGGTGATGCCCGATCACTTTTGAGGCGAATAACGTGTTTCAAGGCCATGTCTCTGCGAAAATTGTCTTTGTTCATGCTTCGGTTACCTTTCCTTCGACAGTGATGAGGATACCCGCCTTGAGACCAAGGCTGATCAATTCGCTCGGCATGTTGGCGATGTCCAGCGGCTGCAGGCTTTTCTTTTGTGCGGGTATGCGTTCTGGTGCTGCCCGTTTGCCAAAATGGATTATCATATATGCGCGGTTTATGAGCGCCTTGTCGGGGTGTAGCCATAAGTCGAGCAAAGACCGGAGTTGGCCCTCGGTTGGTAACCATGCGTCAGTACGTGCCAGCTGATCAACAACATCGTTTACGGCCTGATACGGATATTCCATAAAGATCATCCGGTAAATTCTGCCACGGATTTTTCCCACCAATGCGTCGTCGGTTCTGCGTTTAAGCATGGACAAACGTGTCAGGCAGAAAGTGATGTCTTCGTCCTCACCGACTGGCAATGCGCATGGGATCATCGCCAAGATTGGCGCTATCGCGTTGATTTGATCTTGGGTCCAACCATCCTTCGGCTCTTTGCCTTGAAGCACAGAGAGTTGCATGGTCGTCAGCGATTCCTTGTGTAAAACCATCGGCGATGGTGCTGCGTTCTGTTGCACGTCTTTGGCCTGGTGTACGATAGTAAGGGCTTTTCCCAGTGTCGTCTGCATCGCTTTGCTCCCTCTCAATCCAAATTGCTTTGAACCCCCGCCATTCCCGTCTGACGCATTCGGCCAATGCCTCCTCGATTGTCCATTGGGCTTTTCGAGCTTGCGTGCGGATGCCTTTGAGTGCGTTTGCGGTGAGGGGTGCGTTGATACTGTCCCGCCAAGCGACGAACCCAATCCAGACTTGGTCTGAAACGTCGTCGGGCTGTTGTGCTGGCGCGTGTTGCTTTTTTGCTTTTTCCGATTTTTTATCGCGCGCGTATATTGATACGTCAGTATCAATACGGTTCATTGACGGTTCTATTACGGTTAGGGTGTCACTGTGACGGGGGGGGGGTGTCACTGTGACGGGGGGGGGTGTCGCTTTGCCGGG